CTCCTTTATGTTGATGTCGACAGATATATTTTATAGCATTCCCTTCGGCAAAAGGCAAATGATTCTCATTTATAAACTGAGCGGGTTGGATTTTCATATCCTTGTAGTGGGATCCACCGATTTGTTTTTTATATACTTTCATATTTTAAACTCCTTACTTCGATCTTTACATCTTATTAAAAATAAATTTTTGCTACATCGAGTGAGTCCTACATACCAGACTCTTTGTTCTTCATCTTGTTTCATAATAGTTTTTGTTGCTCCTTTTATAGTGTTGCGGGTTTGATTCTGGAGAATAATTACATTGGTTGCTTCTCCTCCTTTCGAACTGTGAAGCGTGAGAATTTTAATTCTTGGTTTACGACGAAGGTCTTCTCCATTACTTCTCATGGCTCGAATGTAGGTTTTTGTATGAGGTCCAACGGCGGTAAAAGCGTCGTACCATTGTAATTGTGAATTTAATTTATATTTTGTTTTTAAATCCGAGAGCTTAAATAATTTGTCTTCGGTTTCTTTAAATTTTTTACTGAATCTTTCTAATAATCTTTGAACTTCAATTGTGCTAAGTTCTTCTCCCTTTTTCCATTTTTCCCAGTTAAGAATATCTTGATATAAAGATTTATTAATACTGCGTCCTTGTTTAGTTTCAAAATAAAGTCCGCGTTTTTTAAGATCTTTAATAATAGGTCTCAGAAGATCATTAGTTCGAGCAAGAATATACCAATCTCCTTTTAAAAGGTTTATTGAATCAATAGAAAAAAATATTTTGAGAGTTCCTTCTTAGATGTTGGAGTATTCCATGGTTTTGCCAATCTATCCGACTTAATATTATCTAATCGTAGAAGAGCTCGTTGATGTACTATTTTAGGTACTCTTCGGGATTGTTTAAGGGGAAGTTCAATGGCATCAAATTTAATGAAAGAATTAACATCTGCTCCGGCCCAACCAAAAATAGCCTGGTCGTCATCTCCAGCAATATAAACATCTTTACTATTTTGTTGTAAAAGTCTTATCATGTCCCATTGAAGAAGCGAAAGATCTTGCGCTTCATCTATAAAAACAACTTCAAAAGAAGGACATTGTTGTTGAGTCGTAAATTTTTTTATCATGTCATTGTAGTCAATTAAACCGTAGGTTTGTTTGTAATCCTCGATATGTTTTTCAACAATTTGAAGTTTATCTCTTTCAATTTTTCCCAGGTGTTCATTTTTGTCTAGTTGATCTAGCACATTAATTCTTTTAACCGCGGCTAGATTAATAAGACTTAAGTACTCACTGTTCGAAGTGAAAATTCCATTGAAATCATTTTGTTCGTACGTAGCATATTTAATTCTTAATCCACATTCTTCACCTATGATTTTATAATGTTCCTCTTGCATTACATTTTCTTCTTTGAGCCCTAGATATCTGAACGCAAAAGAATGGAGGGTTCTAAAATATTTAACATCTTTTTTCTTTAAGAATAAATAAGTCTCTAGAAGCCTGTCCCTTGCTTCGTATGCCGCTTTTTTAGTAAAAGCAAAATAACCAATACGATCAAGAGGAGTACCCGCTTCTTTATATTCCATGACTTTGTTTAATAGCGTTTGTGTTTTACCAGTACCTGGAGGTCCTATGACTTTATAGTTCATTAATAATTAGGCTCCTGTCGTTTAGGTTTTTTATATTCAAGTTGATCTACTTTCATCTGCTTGAGTTTAACTACTTTATTAGTTTTATTTCCAATGTTAAAAGAATGGTCAAACTCTGCTCCTAGTTCTTGTTTCATAATGATTCCTGTGTCGCGCGAATCTAATTTCCATTTAAGAGGAAGTGTTTCAAAAAAAGAAGGGAATAGAAAATAATGAAAACCTCCTTCGCTCCAACACAATCCTCCTCTAATATCACTACGTTGTTTAGCTTGACTTGAGTTAACACAATATTCGTAAAGATGTTGATAGAGTTGATCTTTAATATCTGTTCCAGCAGCAGGATAAACCCGAGTTACATTCTTCATGACTAAATTTAAAAAGGCTCGATATTGTTTAGGAGAAAGAGGATCGGGGTAAAAACCTGCTTGTAACCAAACTAAATCTAAAAGTTTCTTTTGAGTAGTAAAAATATCTGGATTAGCGGCTTCACATTCACATGGTTTTCCGTCTGGTTTTTCCACGGTAAAACGAAGTTTAGGAGTCGTACTCATAATGACCTGAAGTCCCGAGAAAAGAGGAAAAGCGGAAGTGGTGTCTGATTTAATTCCAAAAGCTCTTTTAACACAAACATGTTTCATACATACTTTTGAAATAACTTCATCATTACAAGTATGATTAGCGGTTTCTTTAGTCCAATATTTTATTTTGTCGTTAATTTTTTTAAGAGGCCAAGGAACTGAAAAATATTTATTAGCTTCATTAACTTTATCTGGCCAATCTTCTTTATATTTTTTCTTGGCAAAAACCATGTAGTTAAACATGAATCGATCTCTGCCATCTCCAATTTTAGTTTTAGAAAGTCTTTGTAAACAAGGCGGACCATCCTCAAATTCTGGATCTCCTCCCATTAAAACTTCTGTGTCAACGCGTATGATGAGTTGGTCTAGTTCTTCGGGGGAAACTCTGGAAGCTATAGCTATTTTAATAAATTGTTCTAGCGATAAAGCACTATTGTTTTTATCTAGTGCATAACGTTTAGTGTTGGTATGATTAAAGTAAGGAAGATTGATAAAATTTCCTGACATATTTCCATGTTCATCAGGTTCTAATTCAATTTGTTTTGGATAAATTTCTGTGGTTCTTTTTAATTCGAGAGGTAAAAGTATAGAGGCTAGGGCATCACGCATAGTTTGAGCGCTAATGGCTTCGGTTAAAAATAAATAAATATGTAAGCCGCCACTTTTAGATCGGCATGGGATCAGTGGAAGTTTATATTTCTCTATATAGGATAGTAGAAGAACGATATTAAAATCTTTGTAATTCTCAGGATCTACATCAATACAGCCAAAAGATGCTTTGCCCTCTTTAGTACAAGGCTGAATCCCTATTGATATTTTTCCGTCGATATGTTGTTGATAGTGTTGAGGAAGGATAGCTTGTTTAGACCAGATATATTCTGGTTTAATTTTATTTCTTTCTTTGTCAAACTCTACTTTGGCTTTTAATTTAATTTGACCAAAGTTTTCTTTGAGTCCAGAAAATAATTTTATAAATTCATCTATCATACATCCCTTTAAGCGGGGCGGCTTGACTCTCGCGCCACCGCCCCTAGATTCACCCTAGGTGAAACTTAGAAATTTACGTCGTCTTTCTCTGCTACTTTGCCTTGTCCACTTTTTATTGAAGTGTGAAAAGCTTTAGCGTGCTGATAAAGATCTACATTATCTATTTTTCTTAAAAGTTTTACAGCGTAACCATACCAAGTAAAATTTCCTGATATTTCTACAGACCGTAACTGATAGATGTGACTAAATGATGGCGGATTGAAAGTACCATTTTTACCTTTTTCACTGATACTTTTCATCATCGAGTTCCAGCCTCGACTCACTTTGAGTTGAGTGGATTTCATCGCTATTAAGGCTTTATCAGATCCACTATCCGTTTGAATAATGACAAAATGATTTGCTGTTTTAATAATGATGTTACCATTTTGAAGGACATCTTTACCTGATGCATCCTTCTTTGTTTGAGAAAGAATTTCAGGACCTCTATCCGGTGATGCCGGACGACCTTCTCTTCTTTCAAATGGTGCCCACTCAGGAAATGTGAGTTTATAAAAGCATGGAATGACTTCGATGCCTTTTGCTCCATCGTACAGTTTTTTAGTAACTGTATTATAGAACATTCCTGGTTCAGCTCCGTCGACATACGCAGAATGTTTTTTCTTCGTTTCGTCAGAACTGTTTTGAAGTAGTTTTAGAAATGGTAGAGCCAAATCATCTTGGTCCATATTCTCTAAACCTAACTTCGCATCCGCTTCAAATAATGAATTGGATGGTACTCCTGCTTGTTTCTTAACAGTTAAGTCGCTTGTTTCTTGACTCATGTTTATTTACTCCTTATTTTTGTTTGGTTTCCTACAAACGTGTTGAACAACTCAGAAGGCATCTCTTGGCCTGCTTCAGATCGCTCTCTGAGTAATGCTTTTAAAGTCATCGGTTCTACATTTAGCTTTTGTGCAGGTTCGTAACCTTGACCTTGTGCAAGGGAGGCATATTGTGCCGCCTTGTTATCTTCGCCACGACCAAAGGAAACAGTAATTTCATTTTTAATGATATCAC